TAGATACCCGCCCAATTTTACAGACCCATCGTCCAGTTTGACTGCCTTGATTGCGCCGCCACTGAATACAAGTTCTTCCGCTTCGATCTGTTTCATCGGTTTGTATGTTTCCTCCACCTGTACCCAACTCTCGCGGGCGTCAAACATGATCGCGCCTGCTTTGTCGGTTTTGTACTTCGCTTTGAAGTATTGCCCGTCCACGCATACAATTGCGTAATCGGGGAATACCTCTTCCACTTCTGGAATTTTCATAGGTTGAACTTCAGGATTCATAAGCGCGTAAAATGCCTCTTTTACCTTTTCAACCTGTCCACTAATACTATCCATGTTCACCTCAATAAAAAAGACGCGACGTCAAAAGAATCATTTCTGATTACAGTTGACGCCGCGCCGGTTCTTTGACTTATCCTGTCAAACGTGCCGGGACTCTCGTCCAGTATTCGATTGTCAATATCTTACTACAAAATTACGCAATACACAATACCCGTGTGTTCGGTTCTGTCTCAGTTTTGATAACCTGCAATCCAATTGACTTAACCATGTCAATCAATAACTCAGGCGGATAATAATACAAGTGTGCGAACCGCAACGCGCCGCCCTGCGCCTGTTCACCTGGCACCTCAATAAACAACGCCCCCGCCGTGACCGACTTATACCAGCGTAATTCCTGCAACGGATCTATAACGTGTTCTAGACAATGCACGGACGTAACCAAGTCGTAGGTTTGTAAATGCGCTTTGTTGCTATATACCTGTATACCCTGTCCGTAGTTCGGGTTGCTGTCAAATCCGTGTTTCACTTCCGCGCCGATCTCGTTCAGCAGGTAACCGCGTGACGCGCCAATGTCGAGATGTTTTTTGGGATACAGACTTAACCACTGTGCAACGTCCACCGCGCGCCGCTGTTCGTCTGCGTCCATCGCCTCAACACTGATTCCTAACGTGTCACGATATAACCCAGATGAATAATAATATTCAATGCGTTCGTCGGTCATGCGGGGGGACTGGATAACCAAACCGCAAGCACACTTTACAAACGTGCTGGATGTCAGCATGGGTAGCGAACCATTGCAGAATTGCACCAACATCACCGGGGCAGAGAAAACAGACTTATACGGTCTGACTGTTCCGCCGCACAACGGACATGCGTTTATTTCATTCCAACCGTCCATTGTTTACACGCCTTTCAATGCCTGTTTGATTGCATCGCGCGCCGCACGAATTGCGCCCGCCGTTTCTCTGGCAAGTATCTGGCTAATCTTTTTCCAACCGGCTAGGGTGTTGAGTCGCGCTTGTCCTTCGTCGTGTCTGGTGTAATATGCACCTGGGGCTTCGTTCTTTATGTTGAAAACATAACCACCCCGTGCGGGCGTAGCTTCCCATCCGCGCTGAGTTTGTCCAGTTCTGTGGGGTACACCTGGATCAATTTTGCCCTCACGAATCCGCGCCATAACATAACGGCGTTGCCTGTCGCTGACAAACGTTTTCCCATACGCCTTATCACGACTGATATATTTATAGGGCTGATAAGACTTTAATCCCCGTTCACCATCGCCTATAATCCACTCAGCAAAAGCCCGCATACCCACCTTAGCTATACGGGGCGGTAAGTCCTTGAATAATTTTTGTATGCGTTCTATACCGTTGATATTAACTCTTACTTTCAAATCGTTACCTCATTGTCTGCTGGGTCGGTTAATTGACAGTCGCAATGATACCCGCCGCAGTCGAGATTCGCCCCTGGTTGACGCGGGATATAGTTATGGGCAATGTACCACGACGCCCGGTGAGTAGTACCGCGCGCTAACCTCAAACAAGTATCACAGTGCTTTTCTGTTTTGCCAAGATTCCACTTCAACAACTGATTCCCTTTTTGAAACATGCGCGCCGCATTGTAGACGCTTATCACGGTCTGGGTGTACGCATCCGCGCGCGCCGTACTCCAAGCGAATGTGTCGGTGTCAGGTTCTTTGCGTAGTTCCTTCGCCTGTACAAATAATGATTCGATGTTAGCAAATTCCTGCTCTAACCTAGCATTGAACCAATCCAACGCCTCGCCAGTGAACGGCAATTCCCCGCCGCCGTCCGTTGTGCCTAAGTCCATCGCATCACCAAAGGCAATGGTAGTTGCGCGCTTGAATGAGTTACGCGGACCCGCTACGGATCCACCCTCAAAGAACGTTGTCAAGGCGGATGTAATCGCGTCGTGATAAGTGCCATTGATGGATGGCATATCCCCCTTTGCTTTGATCGCCTTGATGCCTTTAGTCCGCGCCATAATTAGCAACTCAGTCGGAATCTCAATACTGTTCGTGCTTAGATAGTTGAACGCTTCGGTTATGGATGTGCGTAAATCTGTCATAGGTTTTCAAGTGCCTTTCGTAATCCGTCCATGACCAGCACCAACGCGCCGTCATGCTGCGGGGGTGTGTTGGTTATCTGTTGACGCGCCTGGTCGAAAGTCAACGTACCGTCTGTGATACTCTTGACCATTTCAGGCGACAACTCTACGCCGTGCCATGTCACCATCTTACCTGCCTTCGTGACTTTCTTTTCCCAGCGGTCTAACTCAATTAGTGACTTAGGCGCGGGTTTCGGTTCGGGCGTAACGGGTTCAGGTTTCGGTTGCATCTGGTCGGATACTTCTTTCGCCTTTGCTTGTTTGCCCGCAATGCCTTGCTGAATAATCACCTGCTGTTCATCGGTGAAAGTGTAATCTGTTTTCTCGCTTGCCAACTGGAACGCCGCTTCGGTGGTCATCACTTCCCGCAAAATATTGAATAGGTCGCCAAATGCTTTGGTCTGTTCCGCTTCGTCCTCTTGGAAGATTTCAAGGCGTTCCGGCTCAAACTCTATGTGATAACCCATCGGTTGCAAAATCTGATTGTTGAAGTTCTGCCCAATCAACCGCGCATCTGGAACGATAACCTGTGTATAGAACTGTCGCTCGCGCGCGCCCGCCGTTGCAAAGTTTTCATCTTCCAGCAAATGACGTGTGCCTAACGCGGTATGAATTTCATAGCGTAATTCTTTATTGATGGACAAATCCTTCAACGCTTCCAACCCGTCACCTACAATCGTAGGTTTGATGTTGGTCATGTTGAACACTTTCCACATCATACCTTTTGTACCTGCCATGAACTTATTCCACCACGATTCAATGCGTTCCACTTCACCAGCGGGGGGCGCGCCGTCAATCGCCAGTAACATCGCTTTGATTGCGCCGCGCGCCATGTAATCCCGCACCCAGCCAGTAATGGCACCGTTCGCTTCAGCGGCTGTCATGGCGGATGCAAGCGGGTACACTGTTGGCGCGCCGAGTTCAACATTCTCGTCATACAACCAGTTATAAAATACCTGCGTACCATCGAACAATTGCGTCACGCCTTGACGCCTGAATTTAATCTCGCCTTTCTTTGCACTGTCGGCGTCCAAAGTAACAGACGATGGGATCCAATACTTCAATTCTTTCAGCGCGCCGGTACGGGTGCCAGTCGCCTTATGCCAATAAGCGCAACCACTGGTAACTAATGACGCCTCACTCAGACCGAACACACGGGCGGGGTCAGGCATAAAACCGACAACATTTTTATAATTGTCGCTGTCGTCAATGATCGTGTCGCCTTTGCCGTAGATGGTGAACGGCATGTCCATCATCGCCTGCATACGAGTAGCAATGCCGGCATACACGGACGGGACCAACCGCGCCGATTTCGCGCCAGGTTTTTCGCCAGTAGACCAGACGCCGGGGGTCTCGTCGGTGAATGGATTCAGACCTTTTACAGCGCGGTCAGAGTTGTATTTACGCTCAAAGATTAACGCACTTTGACTACCATCTGTCATTATAATTTTATTTGCCATTACTGCTCCTATGACATCCACCACGAGGGATTAGAAATACCACTTGCAACATACCGCAATGCGTCCAGTCGGTGAAAAGTCGCCTTGTCTTTGATCTTCTCAGTCGCCTGTCCGTTCGCGTCCAGTTCTCTGCTGTATGTACCGAACTCGTCAATGATACCTGTACAGGTATCGAATACAAATAAGCGTTGCTCTTTCAGCAAAGCAATCACCCGATTTATACCGCCTTCCACATCGCCAATCGGCGGCTCTTGCACATGTAACCCAGCAGCGACCCAATCCATCCGCTGTTGGGTCTCTGACTTCGCCCCGCCCCACGCCTGCAAATTGCGTTCGTTGTACTGTTTTACCGCGTTGACGTGTTCCTGTGTTGTCTTGCCGCCTTCCAACGATTCACGATACAAATAATACAACTTGCTTTGCGGGTCCTGTGCAATCCATATCTTTGACGTATGCAACGCGCCGAAGTCAACGCCCAAATACCGCGCCCATTCCAGCGGAATGTCAAACTTCGGAATGATGTGCAGTTGACTAAAATCTTCATAAATCATTCCAGCGGGGCGCGAGAAATTCCCGTTATAAAACATCTCGAATTTCCAAGTCGGTAATGTTCGTCTTGCCCGTTCATACTCTGCAACGGGGAAGGATGGATTCATCGTTGACTTGAAGTTGATTACCTGTATATCAGGATCGCCACCGCGCCACTTGTCGAATACCTGTGTTTTCAACCATCCTAAATTATAGGGCGTCGTGCCTGCCAATACTCTACCTTGCGACAACGACAAACGCCGTTGCAACGCTTCCCACGCGCCGACCTTGACGCCATCCTGTCCGCACTCGTCAAACAATGCCGCCTTCGCGCTTGCCGATTCCAACCCGCCTTCAGCATCCGCACTACGGCAAATAATACGGGTGAACATGCGCGGTTTGTATTCCTTGTAAATCGTCCGCTCTGACTTCGACTCCTGCCAACCTAAAATATGCACAAAGTAATTTTGCAACTCAGGCATAAACTTCATCTTCAAAAGGTCGTAGGTTGCGGTTACTGCCAAGTAGTCACCTCCGCCTTTATTGC